TAGTTTCAGAAACGAAAGTGATGTAGACACACCGCTATCAAAAATTAACAGATCACAATATCAAGCTTTTTCAAATAAAAGTTCAACAGGACAACCATCACAATATTTTGTACAAAGATTTATAGATAAAGTTACAATAACTTTATATCTAACACCTGGAGATACACAGGCTGGTAAATTTATTTATTTCTATTATGTAAAAAGAATTCAAGATGCAGGTAAATATACTAATGAAGCTGACGTCGTTAATAGATTCGTACCATGTATGTGTGCAGGTTTAGCTTATTACATGGCTATGAAGAAAGCACCACAAAGAACACAAGAAATGAAATTAATTTATGAGGATGAATTACAAAGAGCACTGCAAGAAGATGGATCAGCAGCGAGCGTTTATATTTCACCTAAAACCTACTACCCGGAGATATAATTATGGAATATGGAAGTTTTAAAGATTTTATTGAAAGCACAAATGACGAGGAGTTAATGGATCTATACGTAGATTTTTTAGACACAGGAGATTTTTCTAAACTAGAAAAAAGATTAAAAGAAAAAGGATATCAACCTGGAGAATATGCTATGGGTGGTATGGTTGGAAAGCCTTTAGGACCCGGAGGTAAAAGATAATGGCAAAGTTTGCAAAAGGTAAATACGCATTAGCAATATCAGATAGAAGTGGTCAAGCATTTCCATGGAGAGAAATGGTTACTGAATGGAATGGTGCATTTGTACATTTATCAGAGTATGAACCAAAGCAACCACAATTAGAACCAAAACCTTTTGTGGCTGACCCACAAGGTTTAGAGCAAGCAAGACCTCAACGTTTTCCATCTGATCAAATAGGTGGAGGAAACATGGTGGCTAATTTAACATTACCTGGAGATTTTGCATTTCAAGATTTAAGTAATAATAGTATGGTACCTGAAAGTCCATCTGTTATAAATGGAAGAAGAGAAGCACAAATAAATATAGGGAAGGTTACGGTAAGTATAACATGACGTATACAGAGTTAGTACAAAAAATTAGAGATTATACAGAGGTTACAAGCACAGTTTTAACTGACACTATTGTAAACGGATTTATCGAAAATGCAGAGTTTAGAATTTTACGAGATGTAGATTCTGATAATAATAGAAGATATGTAACAGCTCAATTAGTTGCAGGGACAAGATTTATAGATACACCACAAGATTTGTTAGTTATTAGATCAGCTCAGATCGTAGATTCTGACGGAACAGCTAACCCTGATAATAGAGAATTTTTACAATATAGAGATACAAGTTTTATGTCTGAGTTTAATAATTTAAACTCTCAAGGGGTGCCTAAATATTATAGTAACTGGGATGAAGACACGGTGGTTGTGGCTCCTACTCCAGATGCTACCTACACAATTCAATTAAATTATATCTTGAAACCTACTGGATTATCGAGTACAGTTTCCACTACATATTTAAGTCTGCAATTTCCCAACGGACTTTTGTATGCATGCCTAGTTGAGGCTTTTAGTTTTCTAAAGGGGCCAAATGATCTCTTGCAATTATACGAAGGAAGGTATAAACAAGCAATAGAAGGCTTCTCAATAGAACAAATGGGAAGAAGAAGACGAGATGAATATCAAAGTGGTGTTCCTCGTATAGGTAAATAGGAGAAAATAAACATGGCTATAACACAAGCAATTGCAAACTCTTTTAAAAAACAATTATTAGATGGTGATATGGATTTCACAGCAGCACCTTCTGGTGATATTTTTAAAATAGCTCTTTATACTTCTTCAGCAACTCTAAACTCAGCTACAACTTCTTTGTTAACTAGCGCACCTACTAATGAAGTTCCAAACTCTGGACAATACACAGCAGGTGGCGGAAAATTAGTTAATAACGCAACTTCAATTACAGCTGGTGTAGCAAGATGTGACTTCGCAGACAGATCGTTTACGAACGTTACTATTACTGCTAGAGGTGCTTTAATCTATAACACGTCATCATCGGCGACTAACGCAGCGGTGGCAGTTTTAGATTTTGGAGCAGATAAAACAGCTACATCTGGAGTTTTCACAATTCAGTTTCCAGCTAATACATCAACAGCAGCGATTCTAAGGATCTCTGGTTAATCGTAGGAGGTAAACTCCTATGAGTGGATCAGGAACTTGGGGTGCCGGTGTTTGGGGTCAAAACCAATGGAATGATTTAGCAGACCCAACTTTTACAGTTACGGGTATCGCCCTTAGTGCATCTTTAGGTGACGAAACAACTGTTGGTGAAATTAATCTTGGTTGGGGTAGAGCTGGCTGGAATGATTTTGCTTGGGGCATTGCAGGAAATCTTATAGCCCCTGGTGATGCTGTTACAGCTACCTTAGGGACTGTTGTAGCATCAATTGATGTATCTACTGGTCCATCCACAAATAACAATCAACTTATTACAACTGCTCTTGGTTCTCCAACTATTGATATTCAAACAAAAGTATTTCCAACAGGTATTGCATTAACTGCAGCAGAAGGAACAGCAGATGCTGGACCTGATGCGATGGCTACAGGTATTGCAATGTCTATGGGTCTTGGAACCATAGATGCATTTAACCAAACAGGTTGGGGTAGACAAGGTTGGAATGTTAACGCATGGGGAGTTGAAGGTCAGTTTGCAAACGTTGATGTAACAGGTATTGCAATGACAGCAGCTGCTGGAACGTTGGCAGCTACAGGTACAGCTACTTTAACTCTTAATACTTTAAACGTAGCACAAGCAACTCTTGGTACTGTAGATCCAGCGCCAGATGCCTCTGTAACTGGAAATTTAATAACTGCAAACTTAGGAACACTTGTAGGTCAAGCTGGAGCAGGTGCAAGTCCTACAGGTCAAGCTATGACAGCTGGATTAGGAACTGTTACAGCGATTCCTGGTCAAGAAGTTCCTCTTACAGGAATACCAGCAGAGGTAAGGCTTTCTTCAGCGTTTAATATCGTAATTCATATAGATGTTTCTCTTACAGGTTTAAGCTTGACTATGAACCAAGGTTCTGGTAATGCTTTGATCTGGAACGAAGTTAATACAGGTTCAGCGCCTATAACACCTCCAGGATGGCAAGAGGTGGCTGCATAATGAGTTTGACAGAAACTCATATTTTTAATAAAATGAACGTATAAGGAATTAAAAAATGGCGAATTCTACATCTGCTAACCTAAAACTTACAGTACAAGCAACCGGTGAGAACTCGGGAACTTGGGGTCAAATTACAAATACAAACTTATTAATTCTAGAACAAGCTATTGGTGGTTTTACAACTTTTAACTTAACTAATGCTAACAGATCTTTAACTTTTACTAATGGTGCTTTATCAAATGGTAAAAATGATGTTATTAAATTAACAGGGACTTTAGCAGCAAACAGAACAGTATCTATTCCAGATTCAATTGAAAAAGTTTATAACGTACAAAACGCATGCGACCATGCTGGAAACACTTTAACTTTTAAAACATCATCAGGTACAGGTGTTCTTTTATGTGAAGGAAACAACTATGTATTATATTCTGATGGTACAAATGTCGTAAAATTATCTGAGCAAAGAAACTGGAGAGCAGTTTCAGCGGCAGAAACAGTTCAAGCTGGTGCTCAACTTTTAGTAAATACAAATGGTGGAGGAGTAACAATCACGCTACCTGCCTCACCGGCTACTGGAGATGAAGTCTCATTTGTAGATCAAGGTTATGATTTTGATAGTAACGCATTGACTGTTGGTAGAAATGGGTCTAATATAGCTAATGCAGCATCAGATCTAGTAGTTAATACACAGGGCGCAGCTTTTTGTTTAGTCTTCTCAGGAGATGCAACAACAGGTTGGACGTATAAGGAGAAATAATAGATGTCAAATTACGAAGCAACAAGATACGATTTCGACGGAGCAAATCTTACAGGTATCGAAGGAATTCCTACAGCAACTATCGTGCCGTGGTCTTCTTCATCAGTGCCAACAGGTTTCTTAGAATGTAATGGTGCAGCAGTTTCAAGATCAACTTACTCTGCATTATTTGCAATCATAGGCACAACTTACGGAGCTGGAGATGGTGCATCTACTTTTAATCTGCCTGACTTACAAGATAATGTTGCAATGGGTAAATCGGGAACTAAAGCTTTGGCATCAACTGGTGGAGCAAATACAGTGGCCGCTTCAGGTACAGTAGGTGGATCTACAGCGAATGCAACTTTAACCGAAGCACAACTTGCCTCACACTCACACTCTGTTAACCAGGTTGCAGCTACCACTTTTGGTGGGCCTATAACAGTAATTAGAATAGTTACTGATGGTTCAAATGCAAGTATAGTTAATTTAAACACTGCTAACACAGGTTCTGGTACAGGTCACTCGCATAACATGAGTGCAACATTTACAGGTAGTGCAACTTCAGTGGTTCAACCTTATTTAACAGTTATTTATATTATTAAGACGTAGGATAAATTATGGCAACAAACGCAACATGGACAGTAGTATTCGAAGACAAAAAAATTATTAAACAAAGTGGTGATGCCGCTGGAACTCCATACCAAATTGATGATAATGATTTTTGGGGATTAGCTAAATGGAGTAATATTTGGGCTATTCAATATGGAACCTCTAATCCAAGTGACACTGTAGAGTACAGAGATAGCACTCCTCATTCTTCTTGGGAAGACGCTAATTTAGGTGATTTTCAAGATTTTATTACTAGATGGGATTCAGCTCACTTAGCTCAATTACAATCTGATTGGGATAATGATAACGCTGTAGATAGTGAAGGAAACCCTGAATCAGAAGCAGATAAAATTGCTAGATTAGGTGCTAGACCTACATCATATTCCTCGTAACAACATCCAAGACGTTAAAATATATTTTTCGCCAGATAAAGGTGGATTACCTCTATGTAGATAAGGAAAAGCTGCAGGCCAAATAACTATCCTGCCTTGTTTAGGTTGTACTCTTTTAGAAAAATGTAAAAATTCTGTTTCCCCTCCTTCTTCAACATCATTTAAATATATAGAGAAAACAAAAGCACGTGGTTCATTATTAAATCCTTTGCCATGTTCTATATGCCAAACATGATAACCTTCTGTAGGTAAAGTTTTTTGAATTTTTAAACATGTAAAATGAAAAGGAACTCCATAAGCTTCATCACCCCCCGTATTTTTTAAATAATGATTCCAAGCTAAATCAAAATTTACCATCATTGGTTTTAATGATTCCCACCATACTTCTAAGTTACCTCCCGCTGCAAAAAACTGTTGATCTTGTTTTTGAAGTATAGAGGAATTTTCTCCACCTATTCTATTAACTGTGTTATTAAATTTATTTTGATCTTCATATAATTTAATTGCTTTATTACATTCTTCTTTAGTAATATAATTATCATACACACCAATAAAGTTGGTGATATTTACTGTTTTTTCCATTATAATCTATCTTTCATATTTTAAATAAGTGTTATATAAGCTAGTATATGCTACAAAAATTAAAATTCAAGCCAGGATTTAATAAACAAGACACAGAATCAGGGGCCGAAGGTCAGTGGACTGATGGTGATTTTGTAAGATTTAGATACGGACTACCTGAAAAAATAGGTGGGTGGCTACAATTAACTGCTGCTAATAAAACATTACCAGGAGCAGCAAGAGCACAAGTTGCATTTTCAAGTTTTGCGGGTGAAAAATATGCTGCTATAGGTACATCACAAGGTTTGTTTCTTTACTATGGTAATGACTTTTATGATATTACACCCTTAGATACAGCTATTACTGGATGCACCTTGACAACTGTTAACGCGTCTAGAACTGTAACCATTAATAAAGGTTCACATGGTTTAGCCGTTGGAAGATATGTAACTCTTTCATCAGTAACCGTAACAGGTGCATCAGATTTTACAGCAGCAGAATTAGAACAAGTTTACGAAATATTAACTGTACCTGATATAGATAAATTTACTATTCAAGCTTCACGAGCAGAAGGAGGATCTGGTATGACTGCTGCAGGAGCTGCAACAGTTAATCCTTATGTTGAAGTGGGACCAACGACTCAAACTGTTGGTTATGGTTGGGGAACATCAACTTGGAATACATCTACATGGGGAACAGCCAGAGCCACAAGTGACGTGACCCTAGATCCAGGAAACTGGAGTCTTGATAACTTTGGTCAAGTGTTAGTTGCAACTATATTTAATGGTAAAACTTTTACCTGGAATGCCGGTGCATCAAATGCAAGAACAATTAGAGCATCATTAACTACGTCAGGTTTTGCAACCGGTAACAATCCTACTGCCACTAGATTTACATTAGTATCAGATCGTGACAGACACCTATTTCATTTTGGAACTGAAACAACCATTGGTGACACTTCTACACAAGATCCAATGTTTGTAAGATTTTCTAATCAAGAAGATTTAAACACATACACACCCACAGCAACCAACACTGCTGGTACATTTAGATTAGATACAGGAAACGAAATAAGAGCAGCACTTCAGGGTAAAGATTATGTGTTTGTCATAACTGATCTGGCTGCTTACGTTATTCAATTTGTTGGTCCACCATTTACATTTAGTGTTAGACAAGTTGGTACAAACTGTGGATGTATTGGTCAACACGCAGCAACCTTTGTTAATGGTGCTGTATTTTGGATGGGATCGCAAGGTGGATTTTTTGCATTTGATGGTACAGTAAAATCGTTACCTTCACTTGTAGAAGATTTTGTATTTAGCACAGACGGAGATAATCTTGGATTAAATTTTAATTCAAGAGATGTTATTTTTGCAGGTGCAAATAATTTATATACAGAGGTTAATTGGTTTTATCCTAAATCAGGATCTGATCAGATTGATCGATGTGTGACTTATAATTATTCTGAAAACTGTTGGACAACATCATCATTAGATAGAACAACATATCAAGATCAAAGTGTATTTGATAATCCATACGCCACAGATTACGATGATACGCTAACACCAGTATTTCCTGACATATTAGGAATTACAAATAAATATGGTGCTAGTATTTATTATGAACATGAGCAAGGAACAGACCAGGTTAATAGCACAGCAACAACAGCCATACCTGCATTTATTAGATCAGGTGATTGGGACATAACTTCAAGAAGAAGTGCTCTGGGTCAAGCAACGGGTGTAGTAGATTATAAAGGAGATGGTGAGTTTTTTATGGCTGTTAGACGATTTATACCTGATTTTAAATACCAAACCGGCAATGCTAAAGTAACATTATTAGTTAGTGCATATCCAGACGATGTGGCTGTAAGTTCTCCACTTGGACCCTTTACAGTTACGTCAACAACTGATAAGGTAGATACACGTGCAAGAGGAAGACTTGTATCTGTCAAGATAGAAAATGATGGTACAGGTGAAACCTGGAGATATGGTACGTTAAGATTAGATGCTCAACCAGATGGAAGAAGGTAGTAATGATATTTATAGGTGCTGATGGAAAAATGAAAGAACAATTCATCGATACAGATGGATCACTAAAAGTTAGGGATGTAATAAGTTCTGATGTAGAATTTACACCTTTTTCAGATCAACAAGGTATTGTAAATACTGATTTAATAAAACAACTAATTGAAAGAAATCAACCATCTAGAAGTGTTTTTGATACTCCTACATTTTTAGCTAAGCAACAAGAAGCTGACTTTAGAGATCTTGATAGAAGTGCACAACGTGTTAAAGAAGCTGACTTTGCAAGTGGTGCAATGGGCATTGCAGAATTAGAACCTTCTCTTCAAGGTCTTGGTTATGACGTGGGTGCTACAGGTGTAGTAACAGAAGATGACGATGACGTTACACAGAAAGCAGGTTTTTTAAAAGGTATAGAAAATTATATGGATAGGGGTGGAATAATAGGCAATCTTATTAACACTATATTTAGACCAAAACAATCTGATTTTTACAGACCTGCAACTATGGGTATTTTAGGTTTTACACCTCAACAATTAAATAGAATGAATGCATTAGGTGGTTTTTATTCTGAACCTGCAAGAGAACAACGTAGAGCTGAGAAGAGATTAGCTAATTTAATTAAGAGAAAAGCTGAAGGTAAATCTTTTTCACAGAAAAATTTAGATATGTTAAGATCAGCTTTATCAGGGGCACCTAGTCAAGCACAATTTGCAACCGAAAAAAGAGCATCTAGAAGTCCAAAGGTAGGAGTTAGTGGGTTTACATCTAGAGATGATATAAGAGACTCTAGAAGAGGCTTTTATGGCTAAAGTAACAAACTATATACCTGAACCAAAACCAGAATACGATGTAGAAAATCAAAGACAGATACTCGAGTCTTTAACCACACTACAAAATCAATTAAACTTTTCTTTTCAACAAGACTTAAAAAACGAACAGGACGCGTTTAATTACTTTTTATCATGAGTATAAATTATCAAAACCAAGGTTTTAAACAAACTGGTACGGGTAAAACTACTGTTCTTACTTGCCCTACAGATGGAACGATTATAGTTAAAAGTATTTATTGTGCTAACAATGATGCGTCATCAGCAATTCTAGTAAACATGAATTTTGTAGACTCATCAGATTCTAGCACTGAATATGAATTTTTTAGAGATGACGTAGCAGCTAAGACACAAGTAAATGCTACACCTGAAGGCTTGAATTTAGAAGCAGGAGATGCTATAACTGTGCAAGCAGCTACAGGTAGTGGTAAGATACAAGGCCTGATAAGTTATGCTTTAATAGATAGAAGGAATGAAAACGGATAATTTACCAAAGATAGATTGTACGACTATAGTAACATATAGAAATACAAAAACTGGCGAAACATATAAAGAGAAGAAAGAAGGACCTGATATTGTACAAGACGTTACTGTACAGGTAACTAATAAAGGTTTAGAAGTCTTCCAGAAAGTGATGAATGATAATAAGAAACCAAAACCCTAAAGGCGGAACAGAATTACAATTCGAATATTTAGAAAAATATGTCGATAAAAATTTATTAGATCAAGTACAGATTTGTACTTCGGTACCAGAAAAAATACCTTTGCATCCAACTAAACCGAACATACTTTGGCAAAAAAATTCTTACGATCAACCTAACTTAGCTCCCTGGTTTCAAAACCCTGCTAATCATAATAAATACGACTGGTATGTTTTTAACTCACACTGGACGTATGAAAAGTTTAGATACACTTTTAATATACCAACCAATAGATCTGTGGTTATTAAGAATGGTATTGACAAAATAGAAAAAGCTAAACCGTACGAGAAAGGTAAACCTATAAAGATAATACATCAAAACACACCTTGGCGTGGTTTATCTGTATTGTTAGGTGCAATGCAGTTAGTAAAAAATCCTTTGGTTACTTTAGATGTATATTCATCTACAGAAGTTTACGGTAAACAATTCTACGATCAAAACGATCATGAGTATAAAGAGCTTTACGAACAAGCACATAAGTTACCTAATGTTAATTATCTTGGTTACAGGCCTAATCAATATATAAAAGATAATTTAAAAAATTATCACATGTATGTTTATCCAAGTACTTTTGAAGAAACATTTTGTATATCATTACTTGAATGTATGGCTGCAGGTTTATATTGCATCGTCGATGATTTTGGTGCTTTGTATGAAACAGGTGCAGAGTTTCCAATGTATATACCATACGATTCTAATCACAGAGCGATGGCACAGAAGTTTGGCTTTGGTATAGAACAAGCATCACATACGTTAGATCAAAAACAAATACACGATCATTTAGATTCTCAATCTAGATACGCACATATCTATTACAACTGGAATAAAATAGCTATGCAGTGGACGACATTTTTAAAAGGAGTTATCAGTGCAAAATCCTAACAAACCCATTTGGTTTAATGAAGATACTTATCAAACCATTCAACAATCTAATACACGTACAGAAGTAATAGACTTATCAGACCCACCTGATAGATCACCATATAAGATTATGGTGTGCACTCCTTGTCATAGTGATACTTCAATGCACTACACTCAGGCAGTATTGAAGTTTCAACAAGAGTGTTTTTTAAGAAAAATATTAGTTAGTTTTACTTTGATGAAATCGTCTTTGGTTACACAGGGTAGAAACTTATGTGTAGCTGAAATGTTAAATCATGAGGACGGTTATACACACTTGTTATTTATAGACTCTGATATTGATTTTAATTTTAGCACAATTGAAACTATGTTAAAAGCTGACAAAGATGTTATTGCATGTCCATATCCAATGAAATCATTAGATTGGGATAAGATATTTCAAGAAAAAGATAAAGCTCAAAATGCAGATCAATTGAAAAAACCTGGATATACTTTTCCAATAAAACTAGAGGATCAAAATCATATTGAATCTAAATTAGGTATTGTGGAGGCAACTCACGCTCCAACCGGCTGTATGTTAATTAAAAGAACTGTGTTAGAAGGTATGATAAAACATTACCCTGAACTTAGAATATATCAGCCTACTAATATTAACGGAAAAGAAGTTAAAAAAGAAAATTTTTACAACTTTTTTGACACGATACATGATCCAAGCACCAAGCGTTACTTTGGTGAAGACTTTGGTTTTTGTCAAAGATGGACCGATATGGGCGGTAAAGTTTATCTATATATCATGGATTATATAACTCATATAGGTGAACATCAGTTTTGTGGTAGGTTCTTTGACAATTTAAAACAGGTTGACGATACTAAAAAAATCAAATAAAGTGTGATATTTCAGGATTAGTACGCCTGCCCTTAAACTAAATTTAGACAAAATTATGGCATTAACAGACACTAAAAAAGCAAAAGATTTCATGGCAGGGGCACCCGACATTACATTAAAGGGTGATTTAAGACCTATTCGTAAAGACGAAGAAGAGTTTCCAGATACAAGAGATAATCCTTTAAATCCTTTTGATAAAGATTTAGAGGATGATAAAAAAATGGCCTCTATGGACGAGAACGAAAGAGAGTTCATGAGACTTGTAGAAGAGTTTATGGAAAGAGGTTTTAATCAACAAGAAGCAATTGATGCAGCCAGAGAAGAATTTGATAAAAAAGCTATGGCCTATGGCGGTAGAGCACAATATGGTTTAGGTAGTCTTGTTAAATCAATTAAGAAAACTGCTAAGAAAGTTCTTAAGTCTCCAATAGGTAAAGCTGCATTATTATATACGGTTACAGGTGGTTTAGGTAATTTAGCTGGTGGTAGAGCCTTGTTTAAAAATTTTTTAAGTCCAACAACATTTCTTGGTGGAGCAGGAGACATATTTAAAAAAGGTGCACTTACTAATATTTTAAATTTAAGTGGAGCTGAAAGAGGCACTGGCGCTGCTATGGATGCTCTTAAGATAGGTGGTGCAGGTTCAATAATTACAGGTTTATTAGCTAGTAAAGAAAAACAACCAGGTGAATCAAATTTAGATTTTGAAAAAAGAATAGCACAAGTCAACGATCAACTTGATGTGCAATTTAGAAGATTGTACCCTCAAGGTGGTAACGAAACTGATGAGGAGTATGATATAAGAATAAGTGCTTTAGTTAAAGGAGCTGATGATCAGACAGTTCCTGTAGGAGAAATGGCTGATGGTGGTAGAGTTATGAGAGCTTTTGGTTCTGATGAACTAGTAGAAGAGGCATCAGGCATCGAAGGCCTACCAATAAACATTAATTCTAAAGGTGTTAAAGAATTAGATTTAAGAGAAACAGGTGGATTTATACCGCCAGTTGGTGTAAAAGAAAAAGCAGATGATATCCCAGCGATGTTATCAAACAACGAATTCGTATTCACTGCTGATGCAGTTAGAGCTGCAGGCGGTGGTAGTGTTAACAAAGGTGCTCAGAGAATGTATGATCTCATGAAAAACCTAGAGAGCAAGGTAGTATAATGGCAGTTCAACAAACACAAGTATTACCTGCACCGTTTATTGAAGCGGCAGGTAAAACATATTTAGCAGACTTACAAACAGCTATTGGTAATTTAAAAGGAGCTGACTTAACTAAAACTTTAGGTCCACAATTTGTAGCTCCAACATCAGCTATCACACAAGAAGCTCAAGCATTAAGAGGAGGCCTTGGAGCTTTTGCGCCGTTCTTACAAACAGCAGCTGGACAAGCTGCACAAGCAGGTCAGTTTGTTGGACCACAAGCTTATCAACAATTCATGTCTCCTTTTCAACAAGATGTGATTGATGCAACATTAAAAGAGTTTGACGTACAAGCTGCAAAAGGTTTACCAGCATTAAGAGCACAAGCTATAAGTAGAGGTGCATTTGGTGGTGGAAGAGAAGGTGTCCAGTTAGCAGAGTTTCAACAAGCAAGCGACAGGAACCGAGCAGCATTACAAGCGCAGTTATTACAATCTGGTTTTGGTCAAGCTCAACAAGCTGCAGCTCAAGCTTTTGGTCAACAACAAGCATTAGCTCAACAACAACAAGCATTAGCTAGTCAAGCACCACAATTATTTGGTCAACAAATATCTGCGTTAGGCGCACTAGGAACACAGCAGCAAGCACAAAGACAAGCTGAGTTGGCAGCGCAACAACAATTGTTACAAGCACAACAAAACCAACCACTAAATTTAGCTCAACAACTTGGTTCAGGTGTTACGAGTTTAATAGCTGGATACCCAGCACAATTCCAATCTCAAACTATACCTACACCTTCGCCATTACAAACAGCACTAGGAGCTGGAGCTACATTAGCGGGAGTATACAGAGCATTTAATTAATATGAGTAGAATATTTAAAAGACCTATGTTTAGAAAAGGTGGTACTACCGGTGGTGGTATCATGGACAACGTTGTTGAAAGAGGACAATACGCAGAGAGTAATGCTAAAGATTTTAAAAGTTTATCTATCGAGGATAAAATAAATTTAGTGGAAGGTCTTGGCGGAGGTAAAGACTCAGGGGGTCTTGGAGATCCATTAACACAATTCTTATTACAGATTGGACCACGTCTAGGAACTACAGTAACTGGCGGTGGATTAATTCCAAACATACTAGAAGCCTCAAAAGAACCTGTATCAGATTTAATTAAAGCTCAAAGAGATAGAAGAAAAACAAGACAAGCAATTGGTTTAGAATTTATTAAAGATTTATCTGATGACGATAAAATAGCTTTACAAGAAAAGATAGAATACTTGATGGATACTTTTGATATAAGTAAAGAAGAAGCATTAAACAGAGCATTACCTGAATTTAGAAAAAAGAAAGATCCATCAGAACAAGCTACATTAGATGTCGATGCATCTATTGATAGTATTATTAATTCTACAAAAAACAGATTTAATGTTCCTAAAATAGATAGAATACAAGGTGAGATTCTTTATGATAATTTAAACGAGTTACAAAAATCAAATCCAGACGCGTATAAAACTTTTGTTGGAGCGAAGTCTAGCAGTAAGTATATTTTTGGTAGCTCTGAATATAAACCAGAAACTGGAGAGATTGACGAAAATTCTATATTAATGACAATACCAGATGGTTCCGTTGTATACGATATTGAAAAAGGTACATTTGTTAAAAAACAAGGTAATAAAATTATCGGATTGGAGTAGACCATGGCTGAATCAAGCTGGTACGATTTCCTCATTCCTTCAAAAGAAACAAGAGAAGCAATTATAGAAGGTATTGAAAGAGGTAAAAGAGACGTTGGTATTTTAAAAAGCGAAGGACCTGAAGCTTTAGAATTAAGATATAAAGAACAAGAATTTATAGACTTAGGTCATGATGATGAAACCGCCTCTATACTTGCTAGGCAAGCAATAGAAAACGATCCAAGAATAAGAATAATACCTAAAGACTTTAATTTTATTGGCGATGCAAAAGCATCCACAATAGACACAGAAGAAACAGAAACTGATGAAGTTAAAGATATTAAGAAAGTAGATTCTGTTGGATTAGGTAACAAAGACGATTACGAAGTAGGTCTAGGTCAATCATTAACGGGAGCTGCAGTTAGTGCAGGTATTAAGTTTCCTAAAGGTATAATTAATTTTGCAACATTAATTTACGATGCAGCAACAGCTGACGGCTTAGACGTTGATAAAGGTGTAACAGAAAGATTTAACAGAGCTTTTGATAAAACTATTTTTGGTATAATAGAAAAACAAGCAGAAGAAGACGCAAGAGCTACTGCTGCTGGTCACTTAACAGAAGCATTCTTACAAATATTTAATGCAGCTAAAGTTGGTACGAAAGTATTAGGTCCTGGTATTGAATACGCTAGTAGAAAAGCAAGACAATTAGCACCTGCATTAGTTAAAGCTGTTAAGACAAACAGATATGGTAAGTTAGATGACACTGCAACTTCTGTAGCAGCCGCTGCTAAAAAAGCAAAACAACTTAATGTACCTAATCGTTTTGATAAGTTTGCAGCTATATCAATCGGTGGTGGTTTTGGTGGTGGTGCTATCGTCATGAAATCAGAAGATATAGGTACATTTGGAGATCTAAACGCACTAGAATTTTTAGGCACAGGTTTAGATAGAGAACAAAAAAAATCAGCTAACGAAGATGCATTTAGACAGTTAAATAATAAATTTAAATTTAGTGCAGAGTTAGCTTTTCCTATTGTACCGTTTGTTTACGGCACAGCTAAAACAGCTAAACTACTTGCAACAAAAGGTAAAGACCTTGCGTTTAGTAATTCACAAATTGAAAGATGGGTTGACAGATACGTAGGTAAACCATTTAGATCTAGAAGTGATAAGGCTCAAGAATTATTTGATGGTATTCAAAAATTAGAGGGTACAAAAAGTGCAGTCAAAATTACAGCAGACGATGCTGCTAAAAGTTTTGACGATGCATTAAAAAAAATATCTAGAAACAGCACCAAGGCATCTGAAGCTATACAGAATCCACTACAATTATCAGAGTTGTTTTCTAACTTCTTGCTAGCGACTGACGATGTAGTCAAAAAAGGTAGAATAGTATTTCAAGGTTTTTCGAATAAATCTTTAAAAGCTTTTAGAAAAGCCATGGATGAACTAGGGGTTAGCAAACAAAATGTAGATGAGCTAATTAGTAATGGAGTTGATTTTAGAACAGTGGCTGCTTCTCTTAAGAACACAATTGCACAAGGTAAAAATTATAACGTAGCTGTTGATGAATTAAATACAATACTAAATAACAGAGTTAAATATAATTTAGGAGCTGATTATAAAATTTTTGACATGAACATGGGATTGTTTGATGGATTTAAACCTACACTGAGAGCTAAAGAAGACGTGGCTAAAATAATTCAAAGGTATCATATTAACAATGGTGAAAAAGACTTTTCTATGGACGATGCTATGATTGTTGTTAACAATATTTTAAAACGTGTAACTAAAGATAATGTAACCGGAGCACCTGTTTTTCCAATTGGCACAGCTAATATTTTAGATGATGCAGCCGTACAAATAAAAAGCATTAGTGAAAACGTAACTGCAGGTGGTAAGTTTAAAGCTGACAAAGTGGGTGGACTAATACAAACTAAATCAGATGTTGAAGCATTTAATTCTTTATTTGGTAAATATAAAAATGCAAAAAATACTATCTATAATGTCATGACTGACTTAGCTGATATAGTATCAAGAGATAAATTTTATACACAATTATTAGCAGACAGTGACAAACTACTTGCAAGAGGTGAAAGACCTTTGTTTTATAAAACTTACAACGAAGCTTTAAAAGGTTTACCTTATCAAGAAATTATACGTAAACCTTTAAAACTTAGTACTCGATTATCTGATCAAGTATATTCATCACCTTTAGATGGATTGTTTACAAGTAAAGCGTGGGCCGAATCCATAAGAACTGGAGATGAAATTATAGGTAGTGCACTAACAAGATCACTTCCATACAGAGCTATGTTGTTGATACCTAAAGGTATATCACAAGCTGGTAAAACCATTCTTGGTCCTTTTACGCACTTAAGAAACTTTTTTTCTGCCGTGTTTACTACAGTTCATAGTGGTAACATTTTAATACCACCACAAAAACTAGCAGAATTTTTTATGCAAGCTGTAAAGTCTGCACAACCACAGTTACTGTATCGAGCAACAGGAAACCCTAGATTTAGAAACACGCCTCAGGATCAAGGATTGTATCAATTTTTATTAGAAGAAGGTGTAGTAAATCAAAACGTTGTGGCTAGAGATATAGAAGGTTTATTTGGAGATATTACTCTTGCTGGTAAAAGCAATGAAACAGCAGAAGTATTTTTTAACAAACTAGTTAATACAACAACACAAAAATTTAAAAAATTATATAACGTGGCTCAAGATTTATACACAGCTGAAGATGATGTATTTAGAATTACAAACTTTTTAGCAGAAGGATACAAATATAAAGAGGCTTACAAACAAGCTTTAAAAGATGGTATAATTAAAAAACTGCCTACTGATTTAGAAATTATGAAAGAGGCAGCAAAGATAGTTAGAGAAACAGTTCCTAACTATGCGTACGTATCTGATTTTGTAAAAGGTATTAGAAGATCACCACTAGGAAGTTTTGCATCGTTCCCTTCTGAAATTTTTAGAACAGGTGGTAATACAACTATGCTTGCAGTTAAAGAAATGAAAAATCCCATATTAAATGCTATTGGTATGAAAAGATTAACAGGTCAAGCTTTAACTTATGCTTTCTTCCCTCTTGCAGCGATGAGCGCAGGTTCTGCATTGTATGGTTTAGGAAAAGAAAAAATAATAGCTATGAGAGAAATACTTCCAACATGGTCAGAAGATAATACAATCATTGGTGTGTACGAGGATGGTAAATACAAATACATAGATTTCAGTCACGGTTTCTTTTATGACACTATGATTCAACCGGTCAATACTATCGTGGCTAATGTTGAAAAAGCAAAAGCTGCAAATGAAGATGATCCACTTATTACTGGTTTTGCAGAGGGTTTATCAAGAGGTCTGGGTAAAGTATTAGAGCCATTTTTTTCAGAATCTATTTGGGTTGGTGCAGTTACAGATGTAACTCTTAGAAATGGTATTAAAGATAACGGTAGCCCTGTTTGGAATCCAGAAGATAGTTTGATGACTCGATGGTATAAATCCACTAAACACGTTGCATACACGTTATCACCTGGATCATTGCCACAATTACGAAGATTAATTAATGCTATACAAAAAAAATCTCAAAAAGGTATTAACTACGAAATACCAGATGAATTATTAGGATTTGTAGGTTTTAGAAAAGTACCGCTACAATTAGAACAAAATTTAAATTTTAAAATAGCAGACTTTCAAGAGTCTAAAAGAAATGAAGCTAAAAAAATATTTGAAGGTCTAAGAACAGGAGATCCTGTAACAGATCCTAATGCGATTATTAGACAATATTTCGAAGCTAATAAATCTTTTTACGAAGACATGAGTAAATTAAGAAGAGTGTACGATGCAGTTAAAACTTTAGGTATGAGAGACGATAAGATTGAAGAGCTATTTGGTAAAAGAGGTGAGTTGCCTTTATACGGTGATATAGAAAACAATGTTTTTTTCCCGTTACTAATTTCAAGAGGTCAAGTTGCAGGTATTGAAGATTTGGCTAGAGATAAAAAAATACCTAATATATTAAATGAAAGAATATTATCTATCATAGAAAAAATGGAAAACGATATGATTGAATTAAGATTAAATAAAGATTTTGATTTAGATTTAGAAAAGTATTTAATAAAACCAAGACAAACGTCTGAATTATTAATAACACCTGACATACCGAAACAAGTTTCAAGTGCAGTGCCTAATGTAAACGTTATAAACAATAATCAAATGGCGCAACTAAATGAAGGATTGACGAGAACTGAAAATGCTTTATTAACTGAAGAAGAAAAAGCTATGAAACTTAAAGAACGAGGATTAGCATAATGCCAGCAGGGGACAAATTAAAACCAAAGAGCACTAGAGAACACTTATTATCTATATATGGATATATTACAGGTATCAAAAAAGATATGAAACACATGCATGAAGGTATTCACGATTTGGGCGGTAAGATAGATAAGATCTATTGGGTGGTGTTGGGTACTGTTGGGGCAGTATCACTTCTGTTGCTAGAAAAAGTTATAGACAAAGGACTTTTTTAAATCCAAGATTTTAATTCCTCACCCATCACATCACTTGCAATATTCATTTTAGTACGCAAAGCTTTTTGAATTTTTGTATCTATTGTATCTTCAGCAACTAAATCAATATAAGTCATAGGTTTAGTTTGACCAATACGATCAATACGGGCCTCTGACTGTAAACGTTTTTCTAAATCATAACCATTAGAATAATAAATCATTGTACTAGCTGCAGTTAAAGTAATTCCAAAACCACCTGTACCAGTCGTACCTACAAAAAATCTACATTCAGGATTTTCTTGAAACTTTTTAATATTTTTTTGTCTATCTTCTGCAGCGGTTGCACCATAATAATCTACGACAGAGTTTTCTCCAAAATGTTTTTTTATTTCTTCTATTATTCTTCGACAATCTTCAACATAATAAGACCAGATTACAGCTTTACCTGAGATTTCCCAAAGTATATCCATCAGCTCTGTCAATCTATTACATGGAAGTTGTTGAGGTTTACCATCATCTGTTGCATGATAACCACAAGATATTTGATGTAGTCTTAATAACTGCACCATCACTGTAGATGTAGAACAAACCTTACCCTCTAATTCTGAGATCGCATACTTTCTCATTTCATTGTAAAGTTTTTTTTGTATACCAGTTAATTCTATCTTACGTGTTAGGAAAGTTTTTTTAGGTAAATCTAAACAGTCATCTTTTAAAACACGTTCACTAAATTTTTTTATTTTTTCTTCTAGCTCTGGTATGTTTCTTTTGTTTGT